GATGTATATGAAATTCAGATGAACGGGGGCTTAGCTCCTGTGAATATTATCAACACAGAATTTGAGAAAAAAATCCAGGGTAACCGGACCATGTACAATTTAGAACTCCAATATTTATACTCCAATAATATCCAACTCCTAGGTAGATAAAAAATGAATACATCCCTTATAGTACAAATTTCAGGGAATACTTGGGAGCGATTGGATATCTTTGAGGACATTCCAATCACCCTGACAATCCAGCAATCTGATTTGTTAAATTTAACGAATCGTAGAGTACCATATTCAAAAACTTTTGAGATACCAGATACCTCACAAAATGCAATAATTTTTGAGCATTATTTTGAGGTCAATGGAATTGATTTCAATCCGTTAAATAAAATCGATTGTGTTGTCCAATATAGGGGCACGGATATTTTCACTGGTATACTACGATTGAATGCTGTAATTGAGACCGCATCAGAGCGCTTGTACGAGGTTTTTATACTGGGAGAGGTAGCTGACTGGTTTAATGGATTCAAAGACCTGGATTTGCAAGATTTGGACTACACAGATTTGGTTCACGATTTAACTTATTCTGCCGTAACAAAATCCTGGGAATGTGTTAACGATGGGGCATCTGGATTATTTGATGGTCAGATTATTTATCCGATGATAAATTATGGATTAAGATATTCTGGGACCACCACAGGTTCAACCCCTTCATTTAGCATGGACTTCGGTCAACCGAGAAGCTTTGACAAGACAGCTTTTCCGATGGCACCGAATGATTTCAAGCCAGCTATACAGATAAAATCCGTTCTAGATAGAATATTTGCCATATCCAACGAATATACAATCCGTAGTGAATTTTTTGATTCAGAATATTTCACCTCAATTTATATGGATACCTTCCAGAATGCCGAGGTTGGAACATCTATTTCATCTGCAATAACGAACCAGAACATTTTCAAAGCACAATTCCCGTTTGTTGAATATCAGTATAGCAAAGACACACTACATAACATCCCATTATTTGACAATTTCCCGGGGGGATATGACCCATTAAACAATTATCGAAACTTCTTTTTTCAACCGACTGGTTTTGGAGTTTTTAGAGCCCCTTATGCTGGTACGTATTCATTCAACTTCAGATTTAATCTGCAATTTTTAAATCCAATAAGATTTGCTGCAATTCCTGCAGCCAGAATTGCTGTTGTGGTAAAAGTTGCCAACAGCATCAACGTAGCACAGGGCACCACTGTTTATCAATCACCGGATATTTTATTAAACCAGGCATTTTTTAATGATTTACCTGTCAATTTGTTTTTTAATATACCATTGGTTGCAGGGCAATATTTGCAAGTATTCATTTTGGATTTGGTTGCACAGGTTACGCTAGGTGTTTACAGTGGAAGTGATTATGCAATTAAGCCATTTAGTCAAGGGGGGGTTGTTGACCCATTAATTTTATTTGAATTATTCAGTGCGCCTGTATTGATAACCCCCACCATAGACATGACAATAGGTATTCCAAACTTAAAATGTTTGGATTTTATGAAGTCCTTAATCACGATGTTTAACCTGGTGGTTGTTCAAGATGAAATTGCCAAGGTCATTCGCATTGAACCCTATAATTGGTATTACAATAATCCAGAACGACTTGAGAGAGACTGGACAAATATCCTTGACCAGAATTCACCGAAGAGAATAGAACCCCTTTCTTTTGAATTATCCAAAGATGTTATTTGGACTTATAATGGCAGCGAATTTGAGTTTCTTCCAAAAGTTTTTAGGGACAGATTTAATTACGAATTTGGAAGAAAAAAATTTGAAACTACAAACGAACTATTCTCTGGTGAGCAAACCTATCAGGTGGCCTTTAATTCCTGTCCAACGAGTGGGGTAACCGGAAATGATTATTTCATCATACCACAATATTTTTATTTAAACAATGGATTGCAGACGCCTTATGCTACGCAACCCCACCTTTTCTTTTGGACAGGAAATAGATACGTGGATGCTTATGGAGCATCAGGAACAATTTTCCCAGGAGATTATAAATCCTGGTATTTGTTATCGGGGAGCACTCCTGTTGAATGGGTCACCTATCCATGCGTAAATCACCTTTCAACACTAGAATCACAATTCCCTCAGATTATTTCTGATTTGAATTTTGAATCCACGTTTGACTTCTTTGGAAACAGCTGGACACAGACACAACAATTCACCCCATTCACGGTCTATAATTCATTCTGGGCTACCTATGTTGATAATCTGTATTCACCCGAAAGCAGACGATTAACGGGCAGATTTTTCTTTAAACCTCTGGATGTATATGAGACCTCATTAAAGGACAGGATTTGGATTAAAGATGCGTGGTATACCATAGAAAAAATAACTGATGCCAATCTGGTAAATAAAACCTTAACTGAAATTGCTCTGATTAAGGAACCAAGCCCATATTATAAAATTGACCCACCATCACCAATTTATGCTATTGCTCCAAACCAACCATATCCACCTGTTGAACCGACATTCCTAAGTGGTGTTTTCTATTCAACAGATGCTGAAGATGTGTGTAATGGAACCGCTCCTATAGAAACGATATTGTCATTTGGTACTGGAACATTGCAGAACCTAAGAAAGGTATATTACGATACAGGAACAGCATTTGCATTGGTGCCAATGGGTACCTACATAAGACAGACCACAAGCTCGGACACCTTTGTCGTCGCGGATACTTATGGTAGAATATTAGAATACGACTGCTAATGCAAAATATTGCCCTACAAATTACACTCAATGGTGTACCGCAAGCTGTCAGTTCAATCAAAGAACTTGAAACAGCAATCAAACAGGCAAAAGTAAGCTTGGACAATACCACAGCCCCTGGAACCGAAGAATTCAAAAAATTCAACTCAGAAATTGAAATTGCAGAAAGAAAATTGCAAGGTTTAAAAAAAGCTTCTGACGCTGATACTGGAAAGTTTTTGGGTAACTTAGGTAAATTGGGCTCAGCTATCGCAGGTTCATTTGCCGCAGCTACGGCAGCTGTTTCTTTGTTTGGGGGTGAAACCGAAGACGTAACCGCGGCTGCTGCGCAAGCGCAAAATGCATTAACCGTAGCGCTGGGTGCCGCAAGTGCTGCTGAAGGATTGCTTACTATTAAAAAAATTGCTGGAACAATAGCAACAGAAGCACAAACTTTAGCTACTGTAGCGGCTAACACTACAACAAAAGCATTTTATACAACCCTTGCAGCAAATCCTTATGGTGCCATATTAGCAGTCATAGGATTGGTAGTGGCAGCAGTTATAAGTTTAACTGGAGCAACAGAAGATGCGGATGAGGCAGAAAAAAAATATCAAGCTACTTTAGAAAAAACAAAAAGGGAACGTGAATTTCAGTTGCAATTATTGCAAACGCAAGGTGCTAGTGAAATAGAGTTATCTGAACGTAGGCGAAGTACTGCATTACAAGATTTGAGAGAAGCTAGAACACGTCTTGAGGTACTCAAAAGAGATGGTGCGAGTCAAAAACAAATCAATGAGGAATTAAATATAATTCTTGAAAACAAGAAGATTGTTCTTTTGGAAAATGCTCGAATTGAAAAAATCACTTCTGAAGAGCGTTCAAAAAATGACAAAGAATTAGCTGATGATTTGAAAAAAAATTCAGAGGAAAGATTGCGTTTGTTACTTGAAGAATTAGAGCTACAAGGTGAATTACGTCAGATTGAACTAGAGCGAACAACGAAGGGTGTTGATATTGAATTGTCTGAATTTGATTCAAATCTTGAAAAAAGAAATGAGGTTTTAAAATCATTGAAAAAAAATCAAAGTGATTATAACAATGTTTTTGAAGAGTACCGAGATATAATCAAAGAAACGTCACCTGAACAATTTTTGATTGATTTTCAGTTTTTTGGGGAGGGTTTAGAAGAACAATCAAATGCTATATTCTTAAATCAAGAACTCATACGCAATAGTTTAGAATTAGCAGGACAACAAGCAGATATTCAAGAAGAAAATTTGATTAATCTGTTGACGACACAATCAGAATTTTTAACTGGTCAAAAAGGTAATACTCAAGAGTATATCCAAAACCAAAAAGATTTAATTGAATTTGAACAAGATTTCGTAAAATCATTTGTTGATACCAATATAAAAGGTTTCAAAGGCTCAACCGAAGAATTAGCAACACAAAGAAAAATATTGTCAGACCAAGCTCAGATTGTGTTTGAAAATTTAATTGAAAACGGCAAGAGAATTGTTGAAGTCAATCAATATTATAAGGAAGCTGCAGAACGAACTGCAGAACTCCGTAAAGAAAACGAGGGACTTGCAAAATCCACCGAAGTACTCAATGGTTTCCTAGAAAAGAATGGGGAATTAATTAGCAAATCAATTGACTTACCAATTCAATTTGCAAATGCTCAAGCAGATGCTCTTATTTTAGAAGAGGAAATTGCTACTCGTAGATTTGACCAAGCAAAAATATTTGCTACAGACATTGAGCAACTGGAATTTACGTTGCTACAAAATGGTATTGATATCAGAAATGCATCTTACGAGGAAAAATTAAAGCTATTATTAAAATATCTTAAATTAGAAATTACAGCAACTGAGGATGCTGAAGCTAAGAAAAAAGCAGCATTTGATAAGACGATAAAACTTATTCAGGATAACATTGCTCAGCTACAAGCTGCATTGGGGGCAATTGCTCAAACGACTACGGATTTATTTGATTTCCAATTAAGTCAATTGGAAAAAAGATTTCAAAGAACACAAGCAAACATTGTAGGAGATACTGATGAAATTAACGCCAAACGATTAGAAGCTGAAAAAATTTATAATGCTGAAAGAGAACGTTTAGAAAAGCAGGCAGCAAAAACTCAGCTTAGAATTTCTTTAGCACAAAGTATCGCAAATACAGCACAAGCAATAACCGCAGCTTTTGCAACGGGTCCTGTCATTGGACAAATATTGGCTGGTATTACTGCTGCAGCTTCTGCAGTTCAAGTTGGAATTATTACCGCACAATTAAATGCAATTGATACGTATAAAAAAGGTGGTAAATTAAGACCATACGCAACCGGTGGGTTGGTCAAAGGACCAGCACACGAATATGGTGGTGTAAAATATCAAGGTGGGGGAATAGAATTGGAAGGTAATGAATCAATTATCAACAGAGTATCCACAGTTCGTTATCAAGATTTATTGAACCAGATTAACCTCAATGGTGGAGGTGCCCCCATTATAAATAATTTCGACGATTCACGTATTGTCGAAGCGATTGCTACTCAACGTAGAGAACCAATCAGAGCTTATGTGGTTGAAAGTGATATCACAAGCAAGCAAAACATTCAACGCAGACTTGAGCTTTTAAGTCAGATTTAAAAAAAGTATTTATCAAAGATGTTTAAAGTAATTGAACTTGAAATTGACCCAACCCTTTCTGGTGAAACTGGCGTATTTGAGGTAGCATGGGTAGAATATCCAGCCATTGAACAAGACATGATGGTTTTCTCAAAGCAAAAATTTTATAAAGCACCAGATTACGTTTCTGACAAAGCTTGTCAAGCCATACGTGAAAATGAAAAAAGGGGAAATCCTGCAGGAACCCAGGTTGGCAAGGTAAGAGCCCAGCAATTGTGCCAAAAACAAGAAATCAGTTTGGAGACAATCAAACGCATGAAATCTTATTTGGAAAGAGCAGCGACTTACAACACAGGAAATTGGGACGATAACGGAACAATTGCTTATGGTTTGTGGGGGGGTCCTGATGCATTGACCTGGGTAGATAAGATTTTAAATCAACAAGAGGATTTCCAAGATGATGGTTTAGAAAATGCTTGCTGGGAAGGTTATGAACCAATTGGTATGAAACCGATGGGTGGCAGGATGGTTCCCAACTGTGTTCCGGTTGAAAACAGCAAACAAGATTTTGCAGAATGTCCACCAGCAACAAAGAGCATTAGCATTAATTTAAAAAATAGACAGAATGCCGTTAATGTTGCCAATTACGGACCATTAAATCCAAACGAATTCAATGACAAATATTGGGAAGCAAAAGCGAAACAATTTAATACAACCATTGGTGAAGCCAAAAGTGCTTTATGTGGAAATTGTGCTTTTTTTAATGTGAGCCCACGAATCAAAGATTGTATTTCTCAGGGCATTTCCGACCAACCTTATGATACAATCGAAGCTGGTGAGTTAGGTTATTGTGAGGCATTCGATTTCAAATGCGCAGCAAAAAGAACTTGTGATGCTTGGGTTGTTGGTGGTCCAATAACAGACGAAAAAAATGATAAACAAGCTTAAACAAT